CTATGGGCGAGGAAGCAGTAACAGCTCTGGAAGACTCTATCGCTGCACAGATTGCTGACAGCAAAGCTCCTGCGATTACTACTGGAACTCCTTGGTAATGATTGCGGAAATCTCAGCAGTTGTAGGTATCCTCAAGGCTCTTAACGATGGCATTGCTACCGTTAAAGAGTCTGGGGATCACTTGTCAGGTCTGTCGGGATTATTCACTAGCCTCACTGATAGCAAGGTAGCTGTCGAAAGCATTGAAGAGGCTACCAAGGCAGGCGATCACGTACTAACTCAAGAAGAGGCTCTGGAGCTTGCGTGGGCTAAGAATGAGATACGCGAGAAAGAGAAAGAGCTGAAGAAGATAACGCCTAAGAACGTCTGGCGTGACATGCTGGCTATACAGCACAAGTCTTTGATGGATCACAAGCATAAAATTGAGAAGGCTAGGCTGGCTAAACTAAAGAAGCAGCGTGAGATAGGAGATGCAGTTAAGAACATTGCCGCTACTGTGGTAGTTCTTGCTGCATTCTTTGGCACTTACTGGTTATTTAACACAGGAATACTTTAATGGAATACTTACTTGACATGTACGTGCTTGCTACTTCACTGGTTACTATAGCCAGTGTTATATGTAACTACACAGAGACTCCCAAAGATGACGAGTTTGTTGCTAAGGCTTACAAGGTCTTAGAGCAGTTTGCTTTCTTAGGCAATAAAGCTAAACAATAAACAAGGACGTTATCATGGTAATGGAAGAGTCTACTAAAGACATGCTAGACGTTGCTGCTGCATCTACAGCGGTGATGTCACTAGCAGCTTGGCTACCACCTACAGCGTCACTGCTGACTATTGTATGGCTAGGTATTAGGATATATGAGTCAGATACTGTGCAGAAGATAGTACACGGAAAAAAGAAACAGCTTGACAAACAAGACTAAATAGTGTATAATATATGAGTATTTTAAATAGTTTGATAGGGCCAGTGACTGGACTTTTAGATAAGTTCATAGAGGATAAAGACAAAAAGAACGCTATAGCCTTTGAACTATCTACTATGGCTGAGAAGCATGCTCAAGAACTACTTAAGGGTCAGCTAGAGGTCAACAAGACTGAGGCTGCACACAAGAGTTTATTTGTCGCAGGCTGGCGGCCAGCTATAGGATGGATATGTGGACTGGCTCTTCTATACTCTACCATCTTAGCACCTATTCTGGGTATATGGGTTACTGTTCCTCCTGTTGACAGCTCACTGCTTACTAGTGTGTTAATGGGTATGTTAGGACTAGGCGCTATGCGCACAGTAGAAAAAACTAAAGGCGTACAGAGAGAACGATAATGGCAAGAGGCATTACATTAAGTAGAGGACGTGCTTCAGGTTTCGACCTGCCTAGAGCTGAAGAAGAAGTTGTGTCTTTGGCTAGTTCTTTTGATAGAGATAAAGAAACCTTTGAGCCTCGCATACCTGTTAGAGAAGAAAAGCGTCCTACGTCTACCTCCTCTCCTTCCCTTACTTTAGCAGGTGTTCCTGAGTATGGCACACCTGAAGAGTCTTTAAATAATCTAGCATCTTTCGTAGAACAGCAACAAGGTCAGGGCAGTGCTCTAAGCGCAGCAGCCGTAGAGTCTGGTGACTATAGCGGTATCAAAGGTGAAGACGTTAATAAGCTACGTCAAGACCCTCGTAATGTTAGAGACTACTACACAGAATCTGTAGATACAAACATTGTTGACTTTGTTGAAGATAACAACATACCACTGTTTAAAGAAGTAGACGGTCAGAAGCTGTACTTGAACACAGGCACTTCAGGTTCTATTGCTGGCATAGCTAAAGAAGGCAGTGACGTTGTTTATCAGGCTTACGGCCCTGTGGGTACTTACTCTACAGTAGCTGTTCCTAAAGATAGAAGCATCTCAGGAGCGTTTCCTCCCATTGTTAGAACGGCTCTTGCTATCTACACTGGCGGAGCTTCAGAATCAATATTGTTAGCAGCAAACGCACTATCGGGACAAACTTTAACTACGGCAGACTGGTTAAACTTAGCAACAGGCGCATATCAGCTTTCTCAGCTGCCTTCTACACCAACAGGAACAACAGGAACTACAGCCCCTAGAACTGCGGCAGAGATGGCTGCTGATGGCGATATAGTAAGTGCTACAAGTTCTGCGGCAGACGCTGTAGATGCTGTAGTTGATTTTAACGCTGGTGATGCGGCTATTCAAGCAGCTTTTGATTCAGGAGTATTAGACGTTGCTAATCTAGATACTGACTTATATCAACAGATATGGGAAGGTGCTTCTCTTTCCTCTACTCCTCTTATAACAGCGGCAGATGTCGCAAGCGTAGCAAGTACTGTAGCAGCTGATCAAAATGCTAAAAGAATAGCAGATGCTAAAGCAGCAGAAGAAGAAGCTAAAAGAGCAGCAGAGGCAGAAGCTAAAAGAGCTGCTGAAGCTAAGAGACAGGCAGAAGAAGAAGCTAGACGTAGAGCAGAGGAGCAGGCAGCAGCAGAGGCCGCTAGGGCAGCAGCACAGGCAGCAGCAGAGCAAGCTGAGAGAGATCGTATAGCCGCAGAAAGAGCAGCACAAGCAGAAGCTGACGCAGCAGCGGCACTGGAACAAGAGAGGCTTGCTAAAGAAGCTGAAGCAGAACGCCAACGTCAACAGCAGATAGCTGACGAGCAAGCTGAAGCGGCTAGAGTTGCTGAAGAACAAAGAATAGCTGCTGAGAGAGCTGCACAAGCTGAAGCAGAAAGACAAGCAGCAGCGGCAGCAGAGGCTAAACGCAGAGAGGAAGCAGAGGCTGCTAGAGTTGCTGAAGAAGCTAGAGTTGCTGAAGAAGCTCGTAGAGCAGCAGAGGAAGCAGAACGTCAGAGAGTTGCTGAAGAAGCTAGAGTTGCTGAAGAAGCTCGTAGAGCAGCACAAGAAGCTGCTGACAAGGCTGAGGCAGAACGTGTAGCAGCAGAAGCAAGAGCTAAAGAAGAAGCAGATGCAGCAGCAGCGTTAGAACAAGAAAGGATTGCTAGAGAAGCTGAAGCAGAACGAGTACGTCAACAAGAACTAGCTGACAAGGCAGAAGCAGACCGCATAGCAGCAGAGCAAGCTGAAGCAGACAGGTTAGCCGCTGAAGCTGAAGCTAAAAGACAGACTGAAGTTACTGTTACTGATGGTGACGGAGAAGAAGTAGATATTACTGGTGATGTCCCAGGCACTACTACAGTAGAGGAAGAAGTAGACCCAGAGTTTGAAGAAGTAGTTATTACTGCTGATCCTCCTGAAGTAGACGTAAAGCTACCTACTGAAGACGAATCCGAAGCAGGCGGCGGAGCAGGAGGTGGTGGTGCAGCTTCAGGCTCAGCAGGAGCAGGAGTATCTGCGGAAGGCGAAGGCACTCCAGAACAAAACCCAATATTTAGACAAGTGTATGAAGCAGTTTTAGCAGAGACAGACGCTGATGTTCGCGAAGGTATGTTAGAAGATTACATACGCATGGGTGGTATCTTTGTAGACGAACTACGAAGGAATGTACCTGCTGATGTTGTTTACGGCCCAGCAACAACAGAAACAACTTCTACTGAAGAGGCTGCCGAAGCTACAGAAACAGGAGAGGAAGAAGAAGGTACTGATCCGTTATACTTCTTAGATATTTTTGCAGAAACAGCGGATGATGATACTATAGGCTTGCCTACAGACACTACAGTAGATACTGGTACAACCACAACTACTACAACCACTACTACACCAACAGGAACAACTCCCGCTACTGACACTACTTCAGGAATCCCGTCTGATACTACACCTGTAGACGGCACTACAGGAACTACAGATACTGCTGGAACTACAGGCACTACAGGTACTGCTGGTACTACAGGAGACGGTACTGGTACAGGAGATGGCACTGGCACTGGAGATGGCACTGGTACAGGGGAAGGCACTGGAAACGGTACTGGAGATGGCACTGGTGACGGAGATGGTAACGGTAACGGTTCTGGAAGAGGATCAGGCAGCGGCATAGGAACAGGCGTAGGAGCTGGTAACGCCACACGCACCACAGACTCTCTCTTTGGTGACATGCTACAATTATCAACACAAATAGGAGCTACACAGGAACTTATTAATCCTTTTACTTTTGTTCCTGTTCCTCCAATACAACAAGCACCACAGTTACGCACCAGACCTCCGGGCATGCTGACTAATAACGCTTTACTACAAAGGTCTAGATAATAATGACATACTTACAATTAGTCAACAGCGTATTGCGTAGACTCAGAGAAGACGAAGTAACATCAGTTTCTCAGAACAGCTACTCTAAACTTATTGGAGAGTTTGTTAATGACGCTAAACGCTCTGTAGAAGACTCCTACGACTGGACAGCCCTACGTACTACATTGACTGTAACCACAGACGACACAACCTTTAACTATGTGTTGACTGGTTCACAGAACAGAATGAAACTGCTGGACGTTATTAACGACACTTCAGACTGGTTTATGCAGTACCGTCCTTCTCGCTGGATGGACAACGCTTTCTTGATTGAGACACCACCTCTAGGCGCTCCACAGTTCTACAGCTTCAACGGCGTTAACGCTGCTGGTGACAACGCTGTGGACATCTACCCTAAGCCTGACGGTGTGTATCAATTAAGGTTTAACGTAGTGCTGCGTACAGCAGACTTCACAGAAGATACAGAGACTCTGGCAGTACCTTCGTCACCTGTAGTGCAGATTGCTACAGCACTGGGTGCTAGAGAGCGTGGAGAGACTGGTGGTACAAGTGCAGCAGAGTTGTTTGCTCTGGCTGACAGAACATTGTCTGATGCTATTGCTATAGATGCGTCACAACATCCTGAAGAAACTATCTGGTATTCTTAATGGCACAACAACTACAGAACATTACAGTAGCTGCTCCCGGCTTTGCAGGTCTTAACACACAGGACTCACCTATTGGTGTTGACCCTTCGTTTGCCGCTGTTGCAGACAACTGTGTTATTGACAAGCTAGGTCGTATTGGTGCGCGTAAGGGCTGGGTAGAGGTATCTACTAATGGCTCTTCTGTATTAGGCAGCAGCCGTGGTATAGAAACCATGTACGAGTTTATTGATAACTCTGGCGATAAGGTTATATTGTCAGCAGGTAACAGTAAAGTATTCAAAGGTACTACAACCTTAACAGACATTACTCCTAGTAGTTATACTCCTACAGCTAACAACTGGAAAACAGTAACACTGAACAATCATGTGTACATGTTCCAGAGAGGCAATGAGCCGCTGATAGGAACAGACGAGTCAGGCTCTTTTGTGTTAGAAACTATGTCAGCACATAGCCATAGTACAGGTACTGCTCCACAGGGCAATGAAGTATTAGCAGCCTATGGTAAGTTGTTTGTAGCTGACATCACAGGTGACAAGCACACGGTATACTGGTCTGACACACTTAACGGTCATGCTTGGACAGGAGGTGCGTCAGGTTCGTTAGACGTTACATTAGTATGGCCTACAGGCTTTGACGAGATAACGGCTCTAGCGGCTCACAATGGCTTCCTAATCATCTTTGGTAAGAAGTCTATACTGGTGTACTCAGGAGCCTCCTCTCCTGCTAATATGACGCTTACAGACACCATAGAAGGCGTTGGCTGCATAGCCCGTGACTCAGTACAGCACACAGGCACTGACATCATCTTCTTGTCTGAGACAGGTGTACGTAGCTTTGGTAGGACTATACAAGAGAAGTCCATGCCTATGCGTGACATCAGTAAGAATGTACGTACTGACTTAATAAACTTGGTGCAGCTCCAGACTAACCCTATCAAGTCTCTATACAGCTCTGAAGAAGCGTTCTACCTGTTAACACTACCTGACAGCAACACTGTGTACTGCTTTGACATGCGTAGGTCTTTAGAGGATGGCTCACACAGGGCTACTACGTGGTCAGGTATGTATCCTTTGTCGTTTGCTGTGTTGGAGGGCGGTGATATATACATAGGCATCTCTTCAGGCATTGTTAAGTACACAGGCTACATGGATGGTGCTAACAAGTACGAGATGCGCTACTTCAGTAACCCTATGGACTTTGGTAATACATCTAATCTGAAGTTCCTAAAGAAGTTTAACTTGACTATTATTGGTGGCCAGAACACGCCTACTACACTTAACTGGGGCTATGACTACACAGCTAACTACACTAAGCAAGCCTTTACATTTGGTGAAGCTAACATTGCTGAGTATGGCATAGCTGAGTACAACACCACAGGAGAGTACACCTCCTCTATTCTCATCAACACTCCGAAGGTTAACACTAGCGGTAGTGGTGAAGTAGTAACCATTGGCTTAGAGGCAGAGGTCAACGGCGCTCCATTTTCTATTCAAAAAATCGACATACATGCTCTACTAGGGAGACTTATCTAAATGTCTAATTACACTAAGACAACTAACTTTGCTACAAAGGATTCTCTCCCTTCAGGCAATGCTGCGAAGATTGTGAGAGGTACAGAGATCGACACTGAGTTTAACAACATACAGATAGCGAGTGCTACAAAGGCTGATTCAGCTAACGCTACGCTAACTGGAACAACTACCGCTGTAACCTTAGATGTGTCAGGTACATTAACGGCTGGTACAATTACTGGAGGTTCTTACTAATGATGATGGGCGGCGGAATAACAAGCGAAGATGCAGAAGCAGCAGGCTTTGACTTAAGCGGTTTGCTACGTACAGGCGGTGAGTATTACTTAGGTCAAGAAAACATTAAGGGTGCGCAACGACTAGGCCGTGAAACTCAAGCAGGTGCACAAGCGTTGGCTGAAGAAGCACGAGCAGGTACAGAGTTTAGACCTTACACTGTTACAAGCGGTTTGGCGGGCGTAGCTACAGACCCTTCTGGTGGGTTTGCTATAAACTTATCTCCAGAGCAACAGGCTCTACAGGCGCAGCTACAGGGCCAAGCAGCGGGTTTATTTGGGCAGGTAGGCGCAGACCCTGCTGCAGCACAAGCGCAGCTATACGAGCAAATGAGAGCTACACAGCGTCCTGAAGAAGAGCGTCAGCGTCTAGCACTAGAAGAGCGTATGTTGTCACAGGGTCGTCTAGGCTTAGGCTCTGCTGCTTACGGTGGTTCTTCTCCTGAACTACTGGCACAAGAGACTGCGCGTCAGGAAGCTATGGCACGGGCTAACTTAGGTGCGCGTCAGCAGTCACAAGCAGAGATGCTACAAGCTGGTCAGCTGGGCGGTATGCTACAAGCTGCTGGTTATCAACCACAGCAGCAAGCATTGTCTATGCTGTCGGCTAGTCAAGTACCTGCTGGTTTTGCTGATGTTGGCCGTAGGACTGGTACTGAACTAGCTACGCAAATGGGTCTGGGTGGTTTGGAAGCAAGACTGCAAGCTGAAGACTTAGCTAATCGTTTACAGCTACAGCAAGGCGAAGCAGTCTTAGGTTCTTTGTTTGGTCGACAAGCTACAGCACAAGAACAAATACTTAATAGAATACTTGACAAAAATGCTCCTTTGCTGGAAGGCACTGAGGGGCTTTTTGATAGTATATTGGGCAGGCTTGGCTTTTAAGGAGAAAGGATAATGGCTAGAACAGATATTGCAGGACTTCTTACAGGCATGCCTAGCAGCCGTCCCGATCCTATGGCTATGGGTGGTAACTCAGCACAACAACGGTTAGCCTTTGGCGCAGAACGCGCACAAGGTTTTCAGCGTGGCCTAATGGGAGCTATGGGTAAAGACCCTAGTACCACTTCTGAAAAACTACAGATGGCCATGGCTCAGTTAGACCCTTCTAAAGCAGGCGACCTGCGTAAGATTGCTCAGTTACAACAGGCTACTGGTGACTTTGCAGGTGCAGCTAAGACTGCTGCTGGTATACGTGAGTTAGAACTTGAGGAAAAAACAAGGACTGCTGTAGCGGAAGCCTTAGTTAAAGTAGGTGATCCTGAGAATGCTCAACGAGTTCTTGATAAAACATTATCTCCTGCTGGGGGTCAAGCTCTAGTTACTCAAATAAGAGGAGAAAAGCGAAGAGCAGCAGCAAGCGCTGCACAAGCCGCTGATGAATCTAAAAAAGACATACTTCAAAAACGAAAAGCTGCTTCTCAGCTATTGATTCTTAAAGGTTTTC